AATATGCAGATACGAGAGTAGAGATACCTAGCTGACGAGATTTATTTATTACTGAGTCAGGATATTTTTGAAATAAGCGAAGTACTTTTTCTTGGAAAGGATATAGATCAAAAAGCTGTCGACCTCTTTGAGGATGCTGCATCGTATAATACTTCTTCATGAAGTATACGGGATCTTTTCCACAACGAAGAATTTCAGCAACCTGCTCTTGTCTATTTAAAATTTTTGTCATGCTATCTCAAAAGAAGTCTTTTTTCGATAGTATGCGGTTCTTTTTGGATTGTGAACATTAAATCCAATTATTTCAATAGAATCTGTCGATTGAATTTTATTTGACTTGAGAGTATTTCCAGACAGTTCCTTGTAATTTTTTTTGACTGCTTTTATTGCAGAACTAATAACATCATCTGATTCTTCGTCGTATCTTCTCTTTGTGTGAATCATTTCAACTTCTGTTCCGAAATTAACAATTGCAGCATATGATGCTGTCAAAACATTTCCATGAAGAGAAAATTTGACAGAATATGAAGCTGTCTTTGGAGTTGAAGTTCTACCCCAAGTAGTGTCAATAACTTGACCAAGAGCGTTGTAATCAATTTCGTCAGACATGAATTATCTCCAGTGCCTAAATATGGATTCCTATTCGAATCGAATAGAGTCATTGATAAAAATTCTTTTATCAAGAGATTTATTAATCATTTCAGTAGTGGGGCGCCAGCCTTTTTCCCACTCTTTTTTGTTTGAATAAGCCCAGGTGTCGGCACAAATGGAACAACATCCAAATAATTTGTATGTTTTTTCATCTTCTTGGGTCGAATATCTGACTGTACAAACATCGCAAAATAGTGGCATAATTTCTTTGTTATTTTCAACATAGCTTTCCGGAACTATGACTGAATAGTTTGCGTATTTTTTTACTTTTCTCCCTCCGGGATACGGTAACCACTCCATTAATTTCCTCCAAATATTACTTTAGCGTCTTTTTCAAATTTTGTTATTTCAATTATGTGATCTGCTGAATCTTTTATGCCATCTACATGTGTTATCACAATAATTGACTTAAAATATCTCTTTAGAGAAGACAAAAATCTGCTGCAAGACTCAACAGCTGAATCATCTAAAGTTCCAAATCCTTCGTCAATAATAAAAATATCTGATCGAGGAAGAGTTGAAACATTAATCATTGCAACTCTAATAGCAAGCGATGAAATTGTTTTCTCCATTCCAGAACAAAGCTCTATTATTCTCTTAGAATCACCATAGTTGATGTAGATTTCTGTAGAAT